ACCCTGTTGGTGTCGCACCTTAAGTTGAACATATTGTTCAGCATCCATATGTATGCAAACAACTACTACGACTCGCACGGATTATACCCCTCCTCACAAGCTCGACTTTGGGCTTGCGGTGGGGCTTTCATACGTTCCAGTGGTCAACTTCGTCGTACCCGGATCTCTCCGGTACTATGAAGAAGTTACCCCTGACGGTGAAGGATCCCGTAATGAGTGGAAGAACTTCGAGCATTACAAACTCTCGACTTCTTCCGGCGCCGACAGCACACATCGGATTCCCTTGGCATCTGGCGAGGTCTACTCCTCTGAAGGAGAGACTGCCAGGGCGTGGGTTTCCGATCCCTATGCTGTCTACGATGGTAGTAGTTACGGTCCCGGGGGCCAGCTTAGTTTAGGGCTGACCCCTTTATATGTTAAGAGATCCGACGGAGGCTTCGTGCCTGAGCCGGATGATCTTGGTGCTCTCAAAGACGCCTCATTGGCGGCTATGTTACCCTTGATCAAACCAGAACTTAGTCTCATAAACTCCATCGTGGAGCTAAAGGACTTCGTTTCTCTCCCACATACCATTAAGACACTGTCTTCACTACCAGAATTCTTTTCTGGGGTGCACCAAAGACTCGCGTTAGCTTATAAAGGCTTTCGCGGAACTCTTCGTGAATGGAACCGGGCAGGTGCAGAATCATATCTGCAAGCAAAATTCAATATTTTGCCCCTGCTGTCTGACATAAGCGGTCTTAAAGCCGCTTTAACACGAACTGAACGTCGTATGAACGACTTCATCACTCGTGCAGGTAGGACCCAGAAGCGCCATTACGGCCGCATTTTGGCTGAGTACCCACCGTCTTCGTTCTCAGAGAACATGACGCCTCAACCGGTAGCCCCCCTTTATAACGGGGGCCTCCAGTTTGCGACTACGTCTGTGAGTCAAAGATACGTGAACTCGGAACTTACCACGTTCCATGCAGAAATTCAGTATAATTATAATTATACTGCTTACCAACTCGAGCACGCTCGAGTACTGTCCCTTCTAGATGCGGTCGGGGTCAATTTTAACCCGGCTATCATCTGGAATGCAGTACCCTGGTCTTTCGTTGTCGACTGGGTCCTCGGCGTAAGCCGATGGCTCAACAAGCAACGAATTGGTCTCATGGATCCGCAGATTAACATACATAGGTACCTCTGGTCTGTCAAGCGATCCCGAAAAATATTGGTTCAAAGGCGGTTTACCGCCTTAGACAATATCTACACGGGTGCTGCTACCAGGTCGGGTTGGGTACCACTCCCAATAGTCAACGAGACGGCTTACCGCCGTACCGTAGGCCTACCGGAGGCTGCTGCGATAACATCCAGCGGGCTGAATGCTAATGAGTTCAGTCTAGGCGCCGCGATTATAATTGCAAATCGCAGACGCCCCACACGTAGGACGTCCTGGGCGAGCTCATTTGCTCTCTCAGAATAGTCCTTTGTCCTAAAACAAGAACAACATAACGTAAAGCATGCTAAGTAATACACTTAACACAAACGAAATAAAGAACTCCGCCGGTACCGAAGTCGAATTCGAACATTGGTCCGGTGGTGTCGACACCCGTCAGCGGACGTTTCGGCAAATAACCGAAAGTTATCCGCTCCCAAACCACCTCAACATTAAACACGCTGAGAGTGGTTCCGGCATTAAGAGAGTACGTCGGTCAGTAGTGAGATTTGACAAGACTGTCATGTCCACTGTTGATGCGACGCTCCCTGTTGTCGTCTCGATATACCAAGTAGCAATTATACCCGTTGGGGCATTGCTGGCTAGTACCGAGGTTGCCCATGTAAATGCCCAGTTAGGGTCGTTTATGTACTCGCTTGGTGCGAGCACGACGATCCTATACGATGGCACAGGCAACGGGTCCGCCATTCTGATCGGGGGCGGGCTATAAAATGATAGCCTGGCTCCTGAGGTCCGCTTGCTTACTCCTAGTGATAGGAATAGCATTCGGCCAGGCGAGTACAAACTCGCCTCCAGAAGTTCTTCCTACTATTGAACCGGAAGTTGTTCGCTATACGATCGTCCAGTGGGCCATAATGGTCCTCTCTGCGATCCTAGCGTTCCTGACTTCCGTCTTCAAGCAGTAGGTCCTTACGTCATGCGCAAACGGATTATGGCCCTATCCATCCGAGCAGTGCACTCGCAGGGTCGGAACTCCAGTTTTCCTCACCGCCGTTCACGAAAGGATCCGCTTGGAAACGAAACCCGGGTGGCAAATAAAGCCAGCCCCGGACGTTTCCAGGTTTGGGAATCCCATCGTGATAAGTGTTGAGGTCTAGGAGACCGCCTGCTTGTGGACTATAGCTCCATGGACTGTCCATGTCCGTCTGCGTGGCCGAACCAGGCAGCACCGCTTGGACCCTCAGTAATTTACGAGGTACTCCAATCGGTTTGTCTGGTTCGAGCATTTTGTTGAATGTTCTCTTTGTGAGGATGTTTAACATAGTGATGAAGGATACGTTAGATCGTGTAGGTGTATGCATGCTCAAGGAAGGTTAGCCTATGGCGCCTACTAAGAGCCTTGATGTAGTAATTAAACTCATCGTCACACTCCTACGCGACGTTCGAACGTTGCATGGTGCTGTGTTCAACTGTAAAGCCCTCAAGCTGACGACACGTGTCGTTGAGCGGAGAGCTATGACTGAGGGATTGGGTTTCTTCACAAAAACCCTTCCACGGTTAGGCAAGGCCCTTGATCGGGCCCTTTCTGCTAATAAACCACTGACAGCTTCCGACCATCGTTTCGCAACTTTGGAAGGTAGTGAACTGCCCAGGTTTCTGGGTGAGTTCTTCAGTGGAGTGTTTGCACCTAACGGTGAACTCCTTCAGTTTCCATGCGATCTGGATATGTACGGGGCCCATATAAGGGCTTACCGTATAGAGCTCCAGAAGCAATGTGTCAGATCATTACGGCAAATCTTGTACCCTTTTTATAAGTACAAGTTACCATATGAAGACAAAGAATGTGAAGAGGTCGTCGCTCAGTTCGAAAGGACAGAGCTTGACCTTGGACCAACTAGTAGGAGCCTTGCCCTTGCGGGCTTGGACCTACGAGTCATCGACGAATCGACTGCATTTCCGTGTTACAACACCTGGAGACGTAGCCTTATTGGCAGCGCTCCAAGTTGTGCACGGCTTCCCCAGGAAACTGGCGCAGATCGATTGCAACGACTGGTCGAACCTAATGTTCTTGCAGGACTTCGAGCATTTGTCTGTGAAGACGATGCGCGTTCTGTCCGCAAGTTTCTACGGTTACGACTTATACACTCCTGTAGATCTCTGTTAAAAGAGGTCTTTCAGGACTTTGATCCGATGAACATCATCCCTAGGCATGGACCTGGGGCTGTTGCCACAAAGCAACAGCTCCACGAGAAGTTCCTATGGACAAACGTTTCGGCGAACATCACGAATATGTACCCCCTGGACGCATACTTCTTTGCGTCTTTAGGGCATGTTTGTGATGCTTACAGAGACTTCGCGTCTCTTAAGGAGGAGGACCTTCCGGCTCGAGTTGTACTCGTCCCGAAGGACTCGCGTGGGCCCCGACTAATATCTTGCGAACCCGTTGATTATCAATGGATACAGCAAGGGCTAGGATCGGCCCTGGTCCGTCACCTGGAGAGGCATTATCTCACCCGAGAACATGTCTTCTTCAGTTCACAACGAACGAACCAAATCGGAGCCCTACTTGGGTCTTCGACTGGTAAGTACGTGACACTTGACCTGAAAGAGGCAAGTGATCGCGTTTCCGTTGAGTTAGTTCGCCTTCTATACCCGGAGCATATATTAAAATGTCTCCTTGCGTGTAGAAGTTCGTCTACTGTGTTGCCCGATGGTAGGGTCTTATCACTCCAGAAGTTTGCTCCGATGGGAAGCAGTTTATGCTTCCCAATCATGGCGCTTACGATCTGGGCGATCCTCCACTCGAGCTCGCCTGACACCTATACGCGAGAGCGTATAGCAGTGTTCGGAGATGATGTGATAGTCACCACGGCTAACGCCGCGAACGCTATCGAACAGCTAGAGTCGTTTGGGTTAAAGATTAACCACGACAAAAGTTGTACCGGTGGACTCTTTAGAGAGTCATGTGGCACAGACGCCTTCAATGGCGCCGACGTCACTCCTGTCCGCTTTCGGACAGTCTGGTCATCATCCCGTCGCCCTGACGTCCTCGCCAGCTGGTGCGCTTACGCAAACCACTGTTACGAGAGACGGCTTTATGCGACATACCAGTTAATAACTGACTGGTTGACCCATGTCTATGGGTTCATCCCGGATGCTAAAACCTCTCAAGGGAGAGGTCCGCATCTTCGCGTATCGACCGACAATAAGAAACCTGTACGGAGCCGAACGAATCTCAAGCTTCAGAAGCAAGAGAACCTCGTTTGGGACGTCCAGGCACCTAGAGTTTTAAACGGTACAATCGGCGGTTGGTCAATGCTTCTGAGACATTTCACAGAAGCAAGCCATTCAGGCGACCTTGAAGAAGGTCGTCCCGGCGATATGTACTATCTAGGTAAGTGGTGGGAGCAGTCATACGACTGTCTCCTCCCTTTCTCGGTCAGGT